CTGCGGTACCGGGGGGGTATCCCTATCGACAGGGGTGGGGGTGGGGGTACCCCCCCGGTACCGCAGAAATTGCCCCCGGTGGCGCAGAAATTACGGGTGGGGTGCCCCGGTACCGCAGAAATTGCGGGTCGCCACCCCCCGGTACACCAAAAATTGCGGGAGGGGGTGCCCCGGCGGTGCGGGAATGGCGGGGATCGGCCCCCGGTGGGGCGGAAATTGCCGATGCCCCGGTGGGGCAGAAATTGCGGGGACCCGGTGGCGCAGAAATGGCCCCCGCACGCGCAGAAATGGCCCCGCGTCCGACGAGGACACGAGGCCACCTGCTCTCACTCACGAGATCCGTATTGCATCCGGTTCACCGCCACTTCTCGGCCTGCGTTTCGATCATCTCATCGAAGGCGATGCGGCTCCGCGTCACCTGAGGCAGCGAGTAGTGCGACAGGATGATGCGGTGGTTGCCGAGGAAAGTGGACGCCTCGATCAGCGGATGGGCACCCCTACCGGGGGTATGAGTTTCCCCACCGGGGGGGTTCTTCGGCCCCCGAGGGGTAGGCATACTCCCCGTGGGTCAACTCTCCGGCCATCCAACCGGATGACTTCCCGTAAGCGGTGATGTGACGGAAACGTTTGCGCTTGTTGTAGCAGGTTTCGATGGGACCGGGGTCATTCCGCCCCCAATGGTAGCCATACTGTTGGAGGATGGCAACCGCCCCGTTCCACTCGGCTCGGCTCTCCGGCTGAATCTGAAAAGTAGACTCTGTGATAGGCATGGTACTGAGAGGTTGGTTGTAGGTAGCGAAAGTGAGGCCCCACCCCCGCCCCGGTGGGGCAGAAATTACGCGGTCAGGATCTTCGGCTGATCCGGGCCGTCGGGAACCAAGAACGACAGCGTATCGGTCGCCCGTGTCTTGGCGACGTACCGCAGGTTGCGCTCCTGATCCGCCTCCCAATCCTTCTGACCCTCCCATTCGAGGGGCAGCAGGTCGTCGCGGAGGATGTGGACGCGCTCGCTCTGCGATCCCTTCGCCTTGTGGACGGTCATGAAGGTCACTCCGTCCTCCTCGTCGGAAAACAGCGCCTCGATCCGGCTTTTGAGTTCGTCCACCGTCTGCACACCGTCGTACTCCTCGTAGCAGGTCTTCAGGCACCGAATGCGGTCCCGCACCTTGTTCATCACCGTCTCCGGCGCGTTCTCTTGCATGAGGCGCTCGATTTCCCGGCTCAGGTAGTCGTTCAGCTTCGCGGGCAGTTCCTCGTACCGGATGTCGCCTCCTTCATCGTCCTGCACATCCGTCAGGATGCCGCACAGCTTTTTCTGAAGGGACCGCCCGAGCACTACGGCCTTGCGCTGCTCCTCGATGAACCGGATGCACCACCGGATCAGCGGTGCGTTGGTCCGGCACAGGACGTAATCGCCCTGCTCGACCACCGAGGTCAGGTCCCCCACGTCGGCCTTGATGACTTCGCCTTGTGGGGCGTCGTCGCGGGCCTCAATGTCCTCCACATGCCCCTCGGTGTGAACCTGATCGACGTGAGACTGCGGGCAGCGGTACGTGATCGGCAGCGTGAAGTGCTCCGGAGTGTGGCCGTTGCTGATCTTCTCGAACGAGTCGGTGGAGGCGCCTGCGAAGCCGTAAATCGCCTGCTTCGGGTCGCCCACCCACATCGTCCGGCCATCGTCACGGACGCTCCGCTGCACAATCTCGCGCTGCACGGCGTTGAGGTCCTGAGCCTCGTCCACGAACACCCAATCGTATTGCGGGAAGTTGAGGTCCCAATGGACCGGCAGGTACACCATCCCGTCGAAATCGATCTCGCCGTTGAACTCGGCAATGGTGCGGCCCCGCTCCAAGAGGCGCGGCAGGTCCTTCAACCAACGCCGGTCAGTCACGACGCCGTAGTGCCCCGCAAGGTCCATCAACGCGGTCGTGTCCCGCGGATCGATGAGTTGCATACGCACGAGGCCGAGCATCCGGTTGATGCGGCTCCGGATCGTCCGCTTCGAGGACTTGTCCGCCAATCCGGGGTTGCGGTCGAGGTAGCTGTCGAGGATATCGTAATACTTCCACTTGTTCACGTCGAGCGGCTTGTCGAGGTAGTTGTAGAGCACCCCGTAGGCGCAGGAATGGACCGTCTTCGCCTCCATCGGCGTGTCCTCCAACTCCTCACTCAACTCCTGCTCGATGTGCTTGTTGAACGCCAAGAACAGCGCGTCGGAGTCATCCGGTATGCGGTGAGCGCCCTCAACGAGCGTGGTCGTCTTTCCCGCGCCTGCTCGGGCCTCAACGATACCGTCGCCGGTGCCGTTCTCGATGAACTCGAAGATGTCTTCCTGATAGGGAGACCAATCAAAACTCATGGGTTGGCTGTTTGCTGTTGTTCGTGAGTGAGAGTTTGGGGTCGGAGTTCTACACCCAATCTTCGTTGCCTGCTTCTTCCATCCGACGCCTCCGACGTGCGCGGTCGTAACGGTGTCGAGGTTCGGCGTCCGGGTTGGCAAACTCGTCAGGCGTTACGCCCGGAAGACTGCCTCCCGTCATCCGATACTGCTCAGTTCGCCCGTGCAACGGATGCGGTTCACCGTCGGGGATTTCGCTGTCGGGAGCGTCGGGTATGCTGACGGAGTACCTCGGAGAACCGTCCTTTCCGAGCTTCGCGTCGAGAACCATCGCCTCGATCACAAACTCCTCGTCATGCTTCGGCGGGCTGTAAACGATTTTGACGATGGTGCCGGGTGCGATAACATTTTTGACCATCTTTCTGAGCGCCTCTGTGAGTGAGAGTAAAAAGCCCCCCGCCGAGAAGCCACAAGGTAGTATGGCGCGGGCGGGAGGCCGTTCCATTCAACATGTGAAGGACGCGTTAATCAACGTGCAGCACGCAGGCCCCGGCGTCGATGAGGTCCTGAATCGGCAGGCAAGCAAAGACGTGCTCTTTCGATCCGTGTTGCTGCATCTGCACGTCTACCTCCCCCTCGGCGAGCGCGTACTTCAGGCCTGAAACGGACACCACGACGGTCTCTCCAAGTTCGCCCGCCTCGTCGTCGTAGTATCCGTACACGAGGAGGTCCGCCGCCGAGTCCGAAAGGTGGAGTTGCATGTCTCCGTAGGAGGTAGCTATTGTCACCTCCCGGTAGTCCGCGTACTTCATTCGGCGAAACCGCTCTTGAATGGAGAGGGTGAGCGGCTCATCCAACTCCTCTCGAAAGACCCTCGCCTCGTAGTCTTCGTCGTCGTAGTAGTCCCGGTCGGTGCCGAACAGATCCACCATGACGTAGTCGTCCGGCAAGAACCGGGGGTAGATTTCGCGCTTCGCTTCTCGGTGGGCGCGTCGAGTGAAGGCGTCGTTTTCGGGGGTGAAGCTACTCATCACAGCGTGGGCTTGGTTTGAAGGTCTCCATCGAAGTAGAGCTTGCGTCCGGCCTTGCGGACCTTCTCCACAAGGTCCTGCTCGGTCGGGTCGTCTTGGATCGGCGGGTCGTTCCGCTGCGCGTCCCACATCCGGAGGAGTTCGAGCGTGCGCTGCTCGCCCTTTCCTCGGGACAGCCAATGGCAGGCAAGCATGAACGCCGCCTCATCCCGGCCTGCGTGTCCGGTGGCGAACCGTTCGGACTCGGCAACGCCCTGAAACGCCTGCCACACCGAGTCGGGCATCAGACTGAACCGCCCGTCATTGCGCTCGGTGTTCTCCACAGTCCGTTCTGCCTCTCGGCGGTGGTCCCGCACTATCTTGCGCAGCGGCTCGGTCAGTTCTTCCACCACGGGCGCATCGTGCGGGTAAGGAAACTCCGACACGAGCGCGTCGGACAACCCCATAGACTCTATCGGAATGGTTTGCTTGCTGTAAGCGAACTCATCTATGATGGCCTCCACCTTGTTCCAATCCTTCGCGAACCGACGGGCACGCATCGTCCACTTGCGGTTGCCCGTGTCCGCATGGCAAGAGCCGGTGAGTCGGATCGGCAGCAGCGGGGACATTGGGTTGGTGTCGATTGGATACTTTTTCACGAGCGGGCGGAAGTACGTCTTCCACGCGCTGTGCGCCTCGTTCGCGTTGGCAAAGACCGGCAGGTTCATCTGCGCGGTAGAGATCCGGACGTGGAATCCCTTAGACCCGGAGAAGGACGCCCACATCCAATCGAGGTGGAACCCGGCCTCATACAGATCGGAGATGAGGCCCCGAGCCGCCCGGTACGCGCCGGGGATGTCGTCCTTGGCGTCGATGTCGAACCACAGCCACGGCGTCATCACTTGCGCCTCTCGGCTTCCGCCGTTTCCGGGCTTCCACCACCCGACGGACGTGAACGCCGGACCGGAGTCCCGCCCCTCGGACGCCACCGAGTTCATCCAACGCATCGCGTGGCCGTAGCTGCGAGTGGCTCTATCTTCCTTCGGGCCGTCGAGGATCTCGGCGTTCCGAAACATGGATTTGTCTACCTGTTGGCTCATAGTATGCCCTCTGTTTTTGCGACGAAGAGTGCGGCATCAATTTCGTGGTCCGAGTGGTCATCCGGGTCGTTCCCGAACACCCGCTCGAACAGCCGGGGCCGCTCATCGTTCGGAATCACATGGCCCACTCCGCGCTTCCGGAGGTCGTTGGCGTCAAAGAAGCGGGCGTCGATGTCGAACTCGCGCTGAATGCGCGTGGCAACCTCTGCGGCTACTCGGCTAACCTTTAGCATCGTGGCGGTGTTCCCGCGGCCCATGTGAACACCGGATGGAAACTCGACCACCGCCCTTCGCCACGGCGCGGCTTCGAGGCGCTCGGCAGCGGAGGCGACCGGCGCCATGAACGCCGACACGGAGGATTGCCCCCGGTTAGGAGACACCTCAGTTGACTCCGTGAGGCTCAGGCTATCGGACAGCCGAGTGCAAACTACGACGGCCCCGGTTGATGTGCCGGGGTCAACAGACAGAATGCGGTATGGCGGATCAATCACGGTAGAAACGGAATCTATGGTCAGGGATCGCACGAACGTGTACTCGGTCAAGCCGTGAGGCCCACGCGGGGCGCGAGTACGCCGGACGCATGGACCGAGGGGAGTAGTAGTGAGTCGCGCCGCCTGTTAGGTCATCCGTGGCGGGCGCTAAGAGCACGCTCATGGCCGCCCTGCGAGCTTCCGGCAATGGGGCCGGTAGGTCGCCCTTCATCACCGGAGTAAACGCCGCATGATCCGTAAGAACCGCCCGAAGGCCATCCGGATGTCGGTCAGACTCTACGCGGTTCCGCATCGCCCAAGCGATAGGCTCCATCTCCTCGGGGCGCTTTGTCTCGGCGGTGATGACGGAGGCCATGTCCGCCGAAAGCAGTTCGAGGCGAGAGTGGAGCCGCTGAATTGTGCGGTGCTGCTCGCGGATCTCTTGCTTCTGCTGCTCCACCACGGAACGGAGGCTGTCCACTCGATTGTGGTCCTTTCGGTGCGCGTGGTCCAAGTTCAGGACAATAATCATGCCGATGAACAGCGCCAAACTCGCAAAAATTGAATAACCCTGAGAGAAGTTCATAACCACGGTTTCAGATAGTTTTGATACTGTCGTTCGAGCATGACGGAGTGCCGAGTGCGCAGCGGCTCGCCGTCCTCCGGCTTCAGCTTCACCCACGACACATGGCCGTCGTAGACCTGCCGGACGAACAGGGCACCGGCATGGGCAATCGCCTGCCGCCGGTTGTCGCCGCCAATCGGACGGTTCTTTTCAACGGTGGTGGCTCTAAGAATCTGCATTGTTCTGCTGCTGTTCGAGCTTGTAGAAATACGGAACGTCATTCTCATCTTCCGGGCTGTACTCCTTCAGGTGCCTCTCGCCGCAATCCTTGCACTCGACGCGCTTTTCGAAAGTTCCGAAGTCTTCGCGCCGGTCTTTCCACGGCTCTTGGTCGTGCTGCTTAAACTCTTCGCAGTTGAAGCAGTAGTCTCGTCCGGTGCGAGCAATCTCTTCGAGGGGGTCGCTAATCTGAGAGGGCATAGCTAAAGGGGGGTAGGTTCGGCTGATAATGTGTTGTTGGTACCCCGGCGGCGCAGAAAGTGTTTCGCGCTATCGGAGAAGCTCCATCGAGTCTTCATCTCCCTGCTCACCGCTCCGGATCGCGCCGAGCTTCTCGCGGATCTCTGCGGCATCAAGAAGAAGGGAGGCGGTCCGGGCCGTGATCTCTTCCTCGTTCACAGAGTACCCGGCGTCCTCCAACTCGGTGATCTGATCGTCGGAAGCGGGCACAGTGCCTTGCTCGGAAGCGTCGGCGTGCAGACCCTTCTCACGGATGTTCTCTTCGACGGAGCGCATGTAGACCGGCACGCGTTCGACGGGCACGTCCGTCAGCTTCTCCGCCTTAGCACGCTCGCCTCTCCACCCGTATCTGCGATGCTTCACACCGCCACCGGTGTCGATCTTCATGGCCTCATATCGATCTTCCCCCTCCACCGGCTTCAGGTAGATCATAGTTTCCCGCTTGTCGATCTGATAGTAGTCCTTCTCGTTGGGCGGGACCGGCAGGTACAGCGCGAGGTGGGCCGGGTCGCCCCACTTCACCCACCGCATCGAGGAGAAACTGCGGAGGCGGTCGTTGTAGACGGTCTGCGACCACACATCGACGCCCTGAGCGGCAAGCTCAATGTCTTCGGGGTCCGCATCCCGCAGTTCCCGCTCCGGCTGCTCCTCGTCAAGCTCATCGATGAGATCGATCACGTCGGTCACGGCATCCTCTCCCGTGTCGAGGCGCTCCACCGTCTCATCTTCGACGCCGAGCACGTTGGGCGCCGTCACCTGCATCTCCAAGTCCGTCACGTTCTCGCCGATATCCACGATGTGCGCGAACGGCTTGTCGGACTCTGCGATCATCTGCCTCCGGTCTTCAGCACTGCCCGCGCTATCCACGGGGACGGATGGCCGAAGCGCACGCCCCATGATCTGCGTATACAGCCTCTCCGACGAAAGATTGCGGCCCATCACAAGGCCTTGTAAGCCGGGATCGTCGTAACCCTCTACGAGCACCCCAAAGTTCGTAAGCACGCGGATCTCGCCGCTCTTGTGGGCCTGAATCACGTCCTTACGTCCGGCCTCCTCCCCTCGCAGTTGGCATTCTTCGCCGGATACGAAGCCCGCAGGGGTGCCTCTCTCCTCGAACCGGCGCATCGCGAGCTTCGCGGCGTCAACGGACGGGGCAAACAAAATCACCCGCTTTCCGGTGCCGAACTCCTCGTAGGCGCGGACCATGAGGTCGGCCTCGTAGCCCTCCATATCGGTCACGCCGCCGGGAAGCGTCTCCTCCACGACCCGGTGGGCCTGAATGGGGACGAGCCACCCGTTCTCGATGCCGAACTGCACGTCGCGGGAGGCGATAATGTCCTGCACGAAAGGGGCGATGCTGTGCTCGTCTTCGCGCTCCGGAGTGGCGGTCATGTGGACCACGAGCGGGTCGTAGCCCGACGACAGTTCCGCGTTGACATCCGATCCTTGCCCGAACCACGACATCACGTTGTCGTGCGTGCCGCCCTCGTAGGTGTGATGGGCCTCGTCGTTCACGATGATGCCGTACTCGGTCATCCACCGCTCGATGCGGCTCGAATCTCGGCGCCCGAGGGTGTGGGACGAGACGATCAGAATGTCCTCGTCGCCGTCGGCGAACTGACTGCCCATCTCGATCCCGGTCTTCAGGCCCGGATGCCCCTCGCTGAAGTTTTCGCGCATCTGAAAGGCAATCTCTCGCCGGGGCACGATCACGAGCATCCCATCATTCATGAGGGCGGGGAACCGGTCCGGCAGGAAGGACGCGAACACGCCCTTCCCCAATCCCGTCGCGGCATGATAGAGAAGCCGGTTCTTTCCGGCGGCGTAGAGGTCCTGCGTTCGGGAGAGGTCTTCGGCTTGGTACGGTCGCGGGTCGAACAGTTGACTCATTGGAGGGTGCGCTTTTTGAGGGTGTATGTGTCGTTGCTGTACTTCTCTCCGGCGTCGAAGATCCACGGGTCCGACGTGTATTCATCGTCGTTCCAATCCCCAACGTCGGACTCTTTTCGGTGGTACGCGTGGTCGGGGACACCGTTCGCTTCAGCCCGCCGACGCGTAATGAACGGTCCGTACACCTTAATGATCCCTTCATAGGGTATCGAGTGCTCTACGATGTACACCGCTTCCCCCACGGACACCGAACGGTCTTCGTCCGGTTGGTACAGAAACCGGACCCCGCAGTCTTCACAGATGGCCGTTTTGGAGGTCCGCGGGGCATCCGGGTGTTTGTGAAAGCCCTCTTCGCTGTGACAGCCGGGGCAGACGAAATAGTTCGGTAGGTTAGCCATCGGTCTACTTGATGTCGATTTCAGAGTCAGCGATAACACCGCGCTCGACGCTCTCGTGCCGCCCCTTCCAACGGGCTACGTGAGGAGTGCGGGGCAGCGCATTTCGACGCCCGAGGTGGTACATCCGTACCTTGTCGATGGCCTCTTGTTTCGAGTCGGCTCCAACGAGGCAAGTGTACACCCCGGAGCCGGGTCCGAAGGTTTCGTGGCACTCTCCGTCGAGCGTGTAGGCAATTTCGTAAACGTACATGGGGATCTAGGCTGTTTTGACGTGCATGAGAGATTCGCGCTCGGATTCAACGAGCCAATCCGGAAGGGCGATCCGGACATGTTCGTTCAGCATTTCGTCGGCGTGGATCTGAGACTTCGGGAGCCACACCGGATCTCGGTCTCCCTCCGTCGGAATCCCGATGGCCTTGTCCGTCTCGGCTTCGAGGTAGGGCGCCACGAGATTACGTCCGTCCATGAACGCTTCCTCGTTCTCAGCAATGACTCGTTGAATGTCTTCTTCTGAGTAACTCATACGGTCAGGGGGTTGAATTATCGGCTTGCTTTGATGATGCCCTTCGGCGAACGGATGTCCTCCGGGGCCACCAAGAACTTCGTAGAGCCGCCGCCGTTTGGGTAGGTCTTCTCTTCGTAGTCGGCGTTGAACTCTTCGAGGCGGGCACGAATAGAATCCGCCTGCCGTTTCGAGGTGGTGTGGATGGACACCCTAACGTCAGGCTCTCGGTGTGCAAAGTTGATAGTGGTCTCAATCACGGCTTACAGGTCGGTCTGTTTGATAAGATCGTGAGCGTAGCGTCGGCACTTGGCGCGAACCGGCCACTCGAAGCATTCGATCTCCTTTTCCGGAATGCTGCCGACGAAGGACACGCGGAAGTCGCGCTCCCACTTCTCGTTTGCGGCCTCGCGAAAGGCATGGATGGACGGCCATCCGCCTTTGCTGTCAAGCACCCGGCCATCCTCCAAAAGAAGGCCGTAGTGCCAACGGTTGCCGTCTTCCCGCGTCTCCGCCGCCACGATGCCCGCCTGCATCTCGGAGGGCACCGCGACGGCAAGCGCGTGGGCAAAGAGGTGGCAGTATCCGGCAACGTCTTCCTCGGTCACGTCCATCGGCTTATGTGGCTGATTCAAGCTCTTGGCGCCGTTCCCAAAAGGTCTGATCCATCCCGAGTTCGTCGTCCGCCTCGGGCTTCCGGAAATCAGTCAGGTTGTACTGCACAGCAAACTTCGCCTCCTCTCTTGGGGGAGAATCAACTTCCACCCACCGATCCTGTTCCGGAAAATACCGGATTATGCTTTTCTTCACATTGGCGGACACCCGGATGGTGGGCGCTTTGTCGTTCAGCCATTTCTTCGGGTCCGCGCCCGCAACGACCGAGGTAGGCATCGCCACGGCGTCGAAGAAGTCACCTCGCTGTCCGGGGTCGCGGACCGCGGTGAGGTTGTGCGTCACCTTCTTCCCGGCGAACTGCCCGTTGTCGATCCGGAGGGCCACCACGAAGTCGCCGCCATCATCGAGGTAGTCGGCGCCGAGCAGCGTCATGTCCTGTCGGACGTTGTTCGGGAGGAGATCGGGGGTTTCGTGATCTTGCTGAGACATGGGGTCGAGATCCGATTGTTCGAGAGGTAAACGAGGCCCCAAATGAACCGGCCCCCGCCGCAGGGAATGACGGAGGCCGGGTGAGGCAGAAAGTGAGGGCAGGCGCTACTGCTGCTGCACGAGATCGGCAACGTCGCCCTTCATCGAGCGGGTGATCTCATCCGGATGGTTCACCGGCAGATCGGACTCCCGCAGAAGTTCGTTCAGGTCGTGCGGACCCACGCCTTCTTGCGCGGCCCACTCAACGAAGGCCATGTGGTTCTTCAGGAGGCGTGCCCATGACGGCATCTTCGAGAACGCGTCGTTGCGGTCCACCTCGCGGTTACCGTCTTGGTTGAAGTCCACAAAGTACGGGTCCACCTCCTGTCCGACCTTGTAGAAGTATTCGCCGATTCCGGCGACCGAGGCGGCAGCGCGGCGCATCGCGGACGACGCACCACCCTTCACCTTCTCCACCTGCGTACCGCCCGCAGCGTCTTCGCCGATCAGTTCTCGACCGGACGGCAGCGTGGCACGAAGCGTGGCAATCATTCCGCCTTCAGTACCTTTGAGGCTGAAGTCCCACCGTCCCACGCCAAGCACGCGGTTCAGTCGTCGGCGGACCGCCCGCACGTCCACGTAAGGTCCGACGATGGCCCATCCGGAATCCTTGTCGGACTTGAACGGCGCGAACTCCACGTCCGCGTCGGGGAACGGGGCGGCAAGCGCATAAATCGCGGCCTGATCCGCCTCGCGGTCGTCTTGGATGCCCGGAAGAGAAGAATCGTACTTCGCTTCGAGGCTCCGGTTGTCGGGGTCAACTGCTTGCAAGCTCATCTGCTCGTTGGCTGTCTTGTGTAGAAGAATCGGGAGTGTACTCGCTGACCTGACCCTCATGAACCCGAACGCGCCGCGTCTCGCTCCCGTCAGGGAACTTCACGAGGTAGTCGTGCAGCTTGTTCGAGCCGTAGACCTCGGACACGAGCGCCTTGCGGCGCCCATGCCCGCGATCTGTCAGGTCAACGATCACTTCGCTGTACCGGCTGAATTGAGCCACGGTTCCGTGATCGTTTGTGAAGAGTTAGCGAAAGGTGAGACGGTAGATCAGACCGAACAGGCCGATCTCTCCGTCGAGAAAACGGAAGAAGGGCTTCATGCGCTTCGCCCGACGTTGGGCCTGCTGCGCATCGATCTTCTGCTTCTCGTACTTCGTCCGCTCAACGTCGTGGAGCTTGTTGATCTCTTCGATCTTTTCTCGGCGGCGCTGCTCGACCGTGTCGATGGCGGATTGAGCTTCGCGGACCTCTTCCGGAGCGTTGTCGGCGACCGTCTCCACTTCGTTGCGAAGACGACCGAGTTCTCCGACCGTCTCTTCGAGGCGTTTACGGTTGCGAGACTTTGGCATGGTTTTCGGGTTGACTGTCAAAAGAGAACGAATGTTCGAGCCGTCGGGCGGATTCGAACCACCGGCTGTCCGTCTTTGCGGCCCTCTGCCACTGAGCTACGACGGCTACCCCTCCCCGTCCGGTTGCCGTTAGAACGGCAGATCGTCGTCGGGTTCATCGTTCGAGGACGAAGAACCACCCCCACCGGATCGCCGGGACGTAGAGGCCTCGTCCTCCAAGCGGTCTTCGGGCGAGCGGCCACCGCCGTCCCCGGAGGAAATGATGTACATATCGCCGTTGTCGTACACCCACTCGCGGCTGTACTGAGTGTTGCCGTCGTCGTCCTCCCACGAGGAAGTCTTGGGCTTCGCCGTCACCGAGAGCTTGTCGCCGGTTTCGGCGCCCTGCTCGATGTACTTGGCGGCGCCCCCGAAGAAGGTCAGGTCGAACCATTCGGTCCGGATCTCTTCCTCCTCCTCGTCGCTGTTCCACTCGCCAACGTCGGCGGCAAGGCGGACCTCGGTGATCTTCAGGCCTCCATTCACCGTCTTTGTGTCGATGTTGGCAATGTTTCCGCGGAGGCGGATCTGAGCTTCGTGATAAGACACAGACATGATGCTGAGGGTTGGCTGATTAACAGTCTACGAACGGAGCGGACTCACGTTGAGAACGGTCCACTCCGAGTTTCCGTTCGAGCGGCGGGAAATCGTAGCGCGGTAGTCTTCAGTCTCCACCGCTTCGAGTCCCTTAGCTCGGGTCACTATCCGACCCTTGATGCGCTTCCGTTTCTTGTCGAGTTCCTTCGATTCTTCGTGGGCTTTATAGTAGCCTTCGAGGAGATTGTTCAGCTTCGGACCCCCGGTACCCACCTCAATTGACATGTTCTTCAAATCATCTTCCTCCGGCGGCGTCTCGGTGCGGACGTGGTCCCAAAACCGGCGGTACTCTTCGATCATGCGCTCGTGCAAGCCGTCATCCGGTTTCGGCATGTCGATTTCGTACAGCCGCCACTCGTTGTAGTCGAGCACCACGAGCGTCACCGGCTTCCCCGTCAAGAGGCGGTAGTGCTCGCACTGAATCCAATAGTACTCCGGCACGCCGTTCTTCTTGATGTCGTCCACGCGTTCGGTGCCGGGGCATTTGATCTCGTAGATACGCCCAATGGAGTCCATGTCCGGGGTTCCCCCGATAAACTCGTAATCGTCGTGGCGCATGTGCTCACCCGGCTCGGCGGTCGAGTCAATCCGGTCTTGGATCATCTCCTGCACAATCGGCTCCATCCGGTTTCCGCGCTTCATGTACCGGTTGTTGATCTGATCGATCTCGGCGGGGTCGCAAATTTTCTTGCGCCACGTCTCTTTGCGGCTTGCGTCGGGAAACGGGGACAATCCGAGAACGGGGGCGGCGTCGGCCCCGCCAATGTACTCCTGACGGTGGGCCAAGTACGCCGTCGCCGAGTCGTAGCCTTCGATATCTTGCCTGCTCATTTTGGGTGGGGTTGAGGTTAGGAGTCAATGATCTGCTCCACGTCTTCACCGCACCACGGACAAACCTCGATCTCTTCGTCAAACATGCCGCCGACATAGATCGAAGTGCTCGTGACGGTGATGGCCGGACCGTAGCCGTTCGAGTCCGTTCCGCTCGTGGTGGCGTGCTCCATGGAGGAGCAGCAAAATTCGCGGTCGGTGTCGCTTCCGTATCTGTACATGGCCTGAGAGGTTCGTTATTGGAGTGCTCCGAGGTCGCCGAGGCCGCCGCCCCGGTCGATGCCGCGGTCTTCAATGTCGCGGTCATCCTGTTGTTCCGAGCCGTCGTCGTCCTCCTCCTGCCGCTTCTCCTCGATTTTCTCGCGGAGGACGAGGATGTTGGACCCGATCCGCTTCTCTTCGGCACCCAACTCTATCCGGCGATCTTTGATGTTGAATGATTCGGAGATGTCCGGCGCCTCCTGCTCGACGGAGCGAAGCGCCTGCTCTGCATTGCGCAGGTGGCTGTACGCCTGCTGAAGATGCTTCATTGCCTTGACCTCTTCGACGGAGTCGGACATGAGACTGCGTTGGCTGATTCTTGGTTTGACGTGTGGCCTTGTACCCCCTGCCGCGGGAATTGTTGCATGAAGATCCGTTGACGGGGAAGAGAGAAAGGCGAGGCGAGGCAAACTTTTTTGGGGTACGTAGTACCCTTTTTTGAATGGAGTGGAGTGGATTGTGAGTTGGGGCCTTGTCCGTTAGACATCCGGATGACGTTGTTAACGTACAGACACGGTTGTTTACGGTACAGGCAGTACCCTACGGTAGTAGACGCGAGGCGGAATGTGAAGACTCGGCGACCACGGAAACACCCAACCCGGATGCCCGTCGAACAGGGTGCGCATCATCCAAACAACTCAACTCACAGGCACATGGACGAACGCGAAGCGATAGTCTACGGCAAGGGCAACACCGAGGGAATCGTGGCGGTCGAGGACCGCGGCGGAGAGGTGGTCCGTTACCACCGAGACCCGGACAGCGGCGAGGCCTACACGACCACGGCGCCCTTCTTTCCGACGGTGTGGATCGGCGAAGATCAGGTGGTCGAAGACATTCGGAAGGATACCCGCTCGTTTCGGTCGGCGCACAAGCTCGACGGGGACCTGCCCATCGACAAACTGCTGCTGCTCGATGACATGGACGGGTTCTTCAAGGTGTACCGCGACCTGAAGATGCGGGCGGGGCCGGACGAGTACCTTCCGGAGTGGTCGTACACGCAGACCGACGACGCGCAGATGTACATGATGCAGAGCGGGGAAACGTCGTTCAATGGCCTTGATTTCGACGATTTGCACCGCCTCACGTTCGACATTGAGACGATCAACCACGGCGGCGGAATGCCGGACGCCTACCGGCGCGGGGATCAGGTCATCATTATCGGAATCAAGACGAACCGGGGCTACGAGACGGTTTTGCACATCGGGCAGCGCGATGACGGTTCTTTGCGGTCTTGCCCGACGGAAGAAAACATGCTTCGGACGTTTGTAGAGATCATTCAGGACCTCGATCCGGACGTGCTTGAAGGCCACAACGTCCACGACTTCGACCTCGACTACCTGAGGAAGCGGTGTGACCTGCTCGGCATCCCGTTCGAGATTGGCCGGGGAGAGACCGAGCCGCGTCACTACGAAACGATGAAGCGCGTGGCGCAGCGTTACTTGGAGTACGAGTGCCACGACGTGCCGGGTCGCCATGTGATCGACACCATGTTTCAGGCGGCGGATTGGAACGTGTACGCCCGCGAACTCGATAGCTTCGGGCTGAAGGAGGTGGCGAAGACCCTCGGCATTGCGGCCCCGGAGCGGACTTACGTGGACCGTTCGGAGATGGCCCGCCTGTGGAACGAGGAGCGGGACCGCCTGCTCGATTACGCCCTCGATGACGTGATCGAGACGAAGCGGCTGTCGGAGGAACTGAGCGCCGCGAAGTTCGAGATGGCGAAGATCGTGCCCGTCGAGTACGGCACCCTCAACCGCTGCGGGACCGGTCGGATCATCGAGGCCATGATGGTGCGAGAGTACCTGCGGCAAGGCCACTCTCTCCCGATAGGCGGGGAAAAGCAGTCCTACGAGGGCGCCTACACCGCGTGCTTCCGGCAGGGCGTCTACGGGGTGGACGAGGGCACCCGGATCATGAACTACGACTTCGCGAGCCTTTACCCTTACACGCAGATGGGGTTCGAGTGCTACCCGGAGTCCGACCGCCTCGACGTGATGAAGACCATGCTCGAAACCCTCACCGAGCTTCGGGTCCGGCACAAGGAAGAGATGCGGTCCCTTCCGGACGACAACCCGAGGAAGTTCAAGCTCGACGCGCAGCAGGACAGCGAGAAGGTGCTCATCAACAGCTTTTACGGCACGGAGGGGGACGAAAACTTCATCTTCAACGACATGGATCAGGCCGCGGAGATCGTCCTTCAGGGGCAGGAGGCCTTGAAGCGGCTCATGTACATTATCGACCGGGCAGGCCACACGATCATCGAGGCCGACACGGATGGCGTGTGGGCGCTCAACGACGGCCACGGCCCCGCGGGGCAGGAATTGGCGGACGTAGCTACCGAACACACCGCCGACCACCTCGACGTGGACCTCGACGCCGACCTTCCCGGCATGGCAATGTACCGGGCGAAGAACTACGCCAAACAGTCGCCTGACGGGTCTGTGTCGTTCAAGGGGTCGGCCATGACATCCTCCGCCTTTGAGAAGTTCGGGCGCGAGTTCATTCAGAGGGGCTACCGGCACATGCTCGACGGGGAGATTCAAGAGCTTCACGACCTGTACGTGGAGTATGTGGACCGGATCTGCGACCATGACATCCCGGTGGAAAAGCTCGCGAAGCGCGAGACGCTGAAGGAACCGTATGAGGATTACCGTGAGGCCGTCGATTCGGAGGAATCCGGGCGGAACGCTGCGGCCCGGTACGAACTTGCCCGAGAGTATGACTTCATCGATGAGCAGGTCGGGTCCACCGTGCAGTACTACAACGCCGGGGACCTGACCTCCTCCTCGGTTTACGAGGTGGCGAAGCCGGTCGAACTCTACGACGACGACGAGAACGTGAAATACTACGTTCGGAAGCGCATGCAGTCCTTCGCGTCGAAGTTCGAGCCGTTCTTCTCGGAGGAGGACTTCAGCCGGATGTTTCCGCGGCCTGACCGGGGCGAGGTTCGGGTGGAGCGGGAGGACGTGTCCGACGTTATGCTTGTTCGGCGGCAGATCGAGCGGCCCGAGCTTCGGCAGCAGAAGATGAAGCCGTAATTCACACGCGCTACACAACACAGGCACCTGCGCGTGGTATAACCCCCCACGATACGCTGACAAACGCCACAGTATCATGTACCACTTTCCGAAGCCCCCGCGACCTACGTTCACGTCAGGAGAGGCGCGTTTCCTCGAATGGACCGCCACGCTGATCCTCGCGATCATGTTTGCGCTGCTCCTCAGCGGGTGCGCCACCACCGGCACGTCGCCGATGACCGAGCACATGGATTGGCGGTGCTCCGACGGCCTCGTGATCCACGACAGCTACGAGGAGGCGCGAGAGCAGTGCCGCGCACCGATGGCCGCGAAGGAAGGCCCGAATGGGTTCAATCAGATGCCCATTCAGGATGGCCGGATGGCCCTCGGCGTAGGGCGCGGCGCCCCCGTGGTGATTGACGGTGGGGAGTGGACCCGCACCGACGCCGCCGTGTGGACGAAGGGCGGCTACACCTTCATCAAACCCAACAACGACCTGTAACCGATGAGTAGCTTCAAGAAAGGCGACCCGGTTCTCTATATCCCGAACGCGCCGAACTGCTCCGAGGTCGTGGGCACGGTGCAGGGACAGGACCGGGACGGCAAAGTTCGCGTTGCGTCCCCCAAATGGGGCCACCCGCAGCGCATCCGTCCTCAGAATCTTCTTTCACTCTAAACCCACCCTAAACCATGAGCGCAGCAGACCGCACACACGAACTCGAAGGACCCGCCACCGAAGGCGAGACAGTAGCCATCGACGTTGATCCCGGCGCACTGATGCTTCCGCACAGCGCCTCCAAAGGCGATGAGTACGAGGTAGAGGGCCGTTTTGAAGGCCCGGAGACGCAGGGCGTCGAGGTAGAGATGGCGAACGGCGACACCTACACCACCTTCCGAATCCCCGACGCGTGCTACGAGGTGGTTGGCCGTGAGTAATATCCGCCGAGGAGACACGATTCGTCTGAAAGAGCCGAAGGGCGTTCCCGAGGCGCTGCACGGAGAAGAGGTCGAGGTGGCCGAAAAGCAGAGAATCGGCCCCGGCTCTTATGCCGTGCGAATCCGCGACCCGAACGAGTGGGATGGACCTACCGAGCGGGACCCGGATGATTTTGCGCAGCGAAACGTCCATTGTCCGTACACCGTCCTTCCCAAAGACTTCGAGGTGATAGAAGATGAGACGAGTGATTAACTGCTTCCCCCTCGGACGCGGCGATGCTGCCGTGCTCGTGTCCGGATCGAACACGGCGAACGTGTCGGTCCGGGCGGAGCATGGTAGCCACGTCCTCGTTCAGCTTGAATCGGACCCGGATGACCGCCGATTGGTGGCCCGGTCCAACCTGAAGCCTCGCAATGCTCCAAACATCCGGTTTACGAGATGAGCCTTCCAACTGACTCGAATTTCGACCCCCCATGTAGAACCGAAGACCACGCACGCCAAAGACACCACCGATAGAGTTGACCGGGCGGGGGTGGGGCAGAAAGTCCGGCCCGACGAGTGGGATGAAGATGGCGTGATCGTAGACGTTCACCCGAAACAGGACAAGCCCTTCCTTGTTGAGCGAATGCATGATCCGAAAGATTCGTGGACGGCATTCCGACAATGGATTGGCCGAGATTCGTTTACTCCCATCAACACACCAAGCCAATGAGCAAAGAAACAGCACGCCGACATCACAAGCGACCTGAGGCTCCGGAGCAGACGGATGCTGCCGGTTGGAGCGAAGAGAAGGCGAACAAAGAACAGTTCGAAGACTCCTCCGGAGGCAGTGGCGTGAAGTACGACGCCGGAAAGCCGTCGCCCGCCCGCCTGCCGAGCCGCGCCGTCTTCGAGGTGAGCCGCGTGTTCAAGCATGGGGCCGAGAAGTACGACGAAACGGACAAGCTCCACGACAACAATTGGCGGCAGGGGATGAATTGGTCCCGCCTGATGGACGCCGCGCTTCGGCACATCTACGCCTTCAAGCAGGGTGAGGACCTCGACCGGGACAGTGGCATGAGCCACATCGCGCACGCCATTTGCTCTCTGATGATGCTCGAAGAGTTCCGCCACATCTTCCAAGATGAACCGGCACCACGACGTTGGTCCGAACTACCGGATCAGCGACCTCACCGAACTGAAGGACGACAGCACCTACGAGCAGACATGAATGTAGACACCCGCCAAGTGCTGCGCGACACCATCGAAGAGACGAAGTTCGAGAAGCCGGAGGGCGTCCACGAGTGGCCGATCATGCGCCGCCCACGGACGAAGGTACACCCTCCGGTGCCCACCGAACTGACGATCTCCGCTGCGTGCCGCGGCAGCTTCCATCGAGGCATCACCATTGCCGAATACCTTCGAATAAAACGACACACCTCCTACCATGATTGAGCCTGACTTGAGTCCTTGTCCGAACTGTGAGCATACTTCGAGCCGCAAAGAAGAAGAGACGGACGAACGTGTAGTGTTGCACGCGGAAGGCACTCCAAGACTGCGAGAGTGGCAAGTTCGTTGTCGAAATTGCGGAATGCGTGGTCCGTTTGTGGATGACGCCAACAAAGCAGTCTTCAAATGGAACGCAATAGACCTCACCAAGCCGTGACCTACCTACGCGCTGCATAAAGAAATCCCGCCACCTCGGAAGGACGGCCCAACGCGGACAGCCAACCAAAACCCCGTGGGGCAGAAAACCGTGGTGGCGGGCATTTCTATGTCTCTACCAACCGATGCGGTCCGGCGGTGCGTTGGACTTGCTCGATGATGGCCTTGATCTCTGCGACGGTAAGCTCGCCCACGTCGAGATCCTTCAGGTGGTACAGGATTCGCATTTTGCCTTCGTCGGTGATCTCAACGTCGGTGCCGCTCGCCTGATTTTCGGCGATCAGTTGGAGGGCTTCATCGATCTGCTCTTGCCGCACGTCGGTTTCGGTGTCCACTGCGTAGTCGTACAGGTGCCAAATGATTGTCCCGACAATGACCATGAGGGAGAGCACCTGCGTTGCCGCCTCGATGGTCTGCACGGTGGCAGGCGTCAGCCACCCACCGGCAAAAATCCGGACGCCGTTTTGGGCGCCGTACATGATGCCGTTGACCACGAGCACGAGCAGCAAAATTGGCCCGCGAAATACTGTGGTGATCGGGTCCGTAAAGTGCGACAAGTGATCCATCTTACTGCGTACCTCCATCTTCAAAATCCACCATAAAGTCGAGATCATACCATAGCTGCATTGTCTCACCCTCCGGGTATTCGACAGCTTCCGAGGGGACTTCAGTGATGGTAAAGACCTTGCTGCCGTCGGAAAGGTCGTCCAACTTCTCCTGAGCCTCGTCCCGCTCTTTTTCGCTCGGGAACTGCGGGATCTGCTGTCCGCTGCGCATCTGATACTTCAGGTCCCCCGGCTCTACGTTGTCGGGCATGTCCTCGTCTTCGCTCCACTTTGCCGCGTGCTCATCGATGATCTCTTGCTTTTGCCGGATGATGTACTGCGCTTCGTCTTCAAGCGTCCGGGCGTTGGAGATCACCGCCTCGTTGAGCAGGCGCGTGTCGAAGACGTATTCCTGCATGATTTGAGCAAGGCGGCGGTACAGATTCGGAATGCGCTCGTTGTCGATTTCTACCTTAGGCATGGCTCGTTATGTTGGCTGTTTCAAAAATACCAAATGGTTGTGCTACGTTAAACCGGCTTACAGCGAAAATGTTTCGAGTGCTGCGGGATCGGCCTTCGAACCGGATGTCACAACGATCTCGGTTGGGAGTAGATTGCGCACCTCCGGCCAAAACGTGTTCTGAAATGCTTCTGTCGAGTTCAGGACTGCCGGAAACTCTTGCTGTTTGCCATCCGGTACGAAACTCCCTTCTCGTAGACCTACCACGACGCACCCCTCCACGTCCATTGCGGTGTTGCCGATGTGGACCTGTATTTCATCCCGTTTGGGGACCGGGCCGATCTCGACGGAGTTGTAGCCCCCGCCGTAGTAGTAGTTCTCTACGAGATCGTAGCGGCCCTCGGGAATGCAAGATCCGCCCTCGTCAA